TTATTCTGCAAATACCATGATCCGCATAGCTGTATTTTCTTCATCAGACCATACCACTGCTTTTCTCCCCTGGGTAAGGTCATCTAATGTAACAATATTTCTGGTGAGATATGGTACTATTGCACAGTCATCTGCCAGTGTATATTTTGTACCGTCCATAGCAGTCAGTACAGACTGGGAAGATGCTGCATCTGTCACTACAGATTTAACAGTTACATAATCCGGAACTTTAAAGTCTGCCGGGACATTAGTAAAGATCATTGTTGCGTTTGTCATTGGCGGAAGGCTCATGGTCATTGCCGGACCGATATAGGCATAAATGGTATCCCCGTCCTTAATATCAGATAGCTCTTTTGGCAGACCGGAAACAGCATCTAATACATAAGTAGACTCCTGAGATACATTTAAGATCACTTCTCCCTGATATCCCTGATCTGCCTGACTGTCAATGGATAATCTTCCATCTTCCATATGGGTAACCGGTCCATACAGGCGTACAGAGTCTTCTGCCTGCTCCGGCTGTTCTTCTGTACCTTCAATAGTGCCGCTTACGGTCTCTACAACAGTAGTTTCTTCCGGAGAAGATGTAGGCTCCTGAGATTCACTTACTACTGGTTTTGACTCACTTACAAGTGGCAGCGTCGTTGCTGTATCTGCTTTATTGGAACATCCTCCAAGACCTAAAACTGCCGCACTGCATAATACTGCTGCATATAAATAATATTTTCTCAATATGACTTCTCCTTTTCTAATACCAAAGATTATTTTTTAATGTGCTAACACATTCAAAGTTTTCTTCTGGACTTATTATATCGTAAACTCACGAATCCCGCGCATTCGCGCTCTGCTGCCTGCTTACGCAGGCGACTCGTTCGTTAATGGCTTGCGAAAAACAAATGTCTGCTACGCAGCCGCTTGTTTTTCACTACGCTCATTATATCTTATATTATCCATATATCCAATAAAGCTTTTCTTAAGTATTATTTAAATTTAATATCAAGAAAAACCTTGTATTTCCTAGGTTTCTTATTTTATTTGTGACTTTATTGTGACTAATAGGGCAAAATAAACCTAAAGTTTTTAAGAGAATTTTTATTATTTTACAAGACCGGGATAATGAAGGGCACCGTCCTGATCCGGAGTAAGGACTACTGGTTCAGTTGCCATGCGACCGGTCTGATCCAGATAGTACCACTTGCCGTTGATCGTCTGAAGGCCTTTGAGCATGGCACCATCGGAGCCGAGGTAGTACCAGGAACCTTTGTACTGGTACCAGACGTCATGGACCATGAAACCGGCGCCATCGAACCAGTACCACTTATCACCGTCCTGCTGCCATTTGTCAGAGACATATTCCCCGGAGCCATCATCTTTATAGAAACGCCAACCGCCATTTTCCTGCTGCCAGCCAGTCTTAATTGTAACGGGTGTTAAAAATAGTTTTCGTTCTTCCTGGCGTCTTCTGGTAAGGCCTGCAAGGACCTTTCCACCAGCCTTATTATATTTCAGGATCTTAGCTGCTATCTCAGAACGGGTACGAGCGCCTTTAGCTGTCAATCCATCGATGCTTCCGATGTTGTACGCAAAACTTACTAAGGCATCAAATTCGTTCTGGTTCCAGTTGTAAGCGCTGTATTTGTCCACCTTTGGACCATACTTTTTATCTACAGACTGTCTTAACCAGTCATCTGCTGTAGCCTGACTGATTTTCAAGCCCTGACAGATGGTTGTGCCGGTAATGGCTTTATCTGCGTTAGTGGTGCCATAGCCGATAGTCCAGACACCTACAGCATCCTGGTAGGCGGTCAGGCGGCAGCCTTCAAATTTTTTTATGAGATTTAATCCATTATCTGATATTTTCATAGCATTTCCTTTCTATTGCGACGTCACAATTAAAAGAGCGCCCCTCTATATGAAGGACGCCCCAAAAACTTACATTAATTGTCTTTTCATTTTTTCGGCTAACACACTGGTTGCTGCTTTTTTTATTGCTTTACTATGGCCTATTCGAAATGCTTTTTCCATTTCATCTAAAGCCTCTAAAGGGAGCATTTCCAAAACCTCGCGAAACAAAGGTGCTATATCATACCCTTCCTTAACCTGTTCTACCGTTTTTGCTGGAACCGGTACTATTTCCTTTTTCTCTGGTCGTTTTTCCTTGGCCCGAAAATAAAAATCAACCAGGTAATCATATACTTCCCATGCTTTGTCCGTGTTTAAGGACTTGGCATGAAGAAGAGCTCCTTTTTCTGTCCAGAGGTATAGGTGAGATGTCCTATTTGCGACCAGGTGAACATTATTCACCTGGTTCTTGAAAGCTCTCAACTCATCACCTGTAAGTGATATGTAATGTTTTCCTTCAACAAAGCGTTCTCTATTATTAGAGAAATTCTTTTTTATCACACCTGGAGTAGTTCCATATTCTTCAGCAATTTGTTTACTGGTTAAAACTCTAATTTCTTTTACTTCTACTGTCTGCGGTAACTGCATGATAAAACTCCTTTCAAATTTTAGTTCTTGAAAGAAGTTTCCTGCTGCATTATAATATTTACAGAAGGAAACTTCTACCCAAAACAGTCGTGTGTGCTTTGGTCGGTGCTACGACTGTTTTATTTTTCTACTAACTTCTTAATCCCTCGACTTATTGCCTCTGTTCTGTTCACACCTTCTTCTTCACAATATTTTTCCAATATTTCTTTATCCTCATTACTTATGCGAATACTCAATTTATTCGGTCTGGGATTATCCGTTGGTCTGCCTGTCCTTGGACTCATATTCTCACCTCACTTTTGTCGGGCATAAATTTATTATATATTATGTCGGGCAAAAGTCAAGGGATTTTTTCTCTTACAAATGGTATCTTGAAAAGATTTTCTGCATATGCTATAATGCCGTTAGGCAAAAAGAAATAAGTTTCCATGTTGGACACAAAAGCGAAAGCCCCTGAGTGGTCGAGACTCAGGGGCTTTCTTCCTTTTTTAGCAGTTAGGCATCTGCAGGCTGGTTACCGACTATTTGCCGCCGTCCAACCATTTGATGATGTAGTGGCAAACTACACCAGCCGCAACAGCGACAATAAAAGAAATAAGATTTTCCATGTCAGACACCCCCTTTCCTTACCGGGTATAGGGGCGGTAACTTTGATATTATAACATATGCATGATTTTTATTCTACTGATTTATTGCGACGTCGCAATTGGCAGCCATAACCCGGACTGCCTGCGGGAGATAGTCGGATCACCTCCTTCTACTTCTTGCTTGCCTGCTTGATGACCTGGTGCGCTCCGGTTGCTGCCAGCCCGGATACAATGCCAATAGCTGCAGCGTTGATCACATCTGTAGCTGGAAACTCCGGCATAAGGTACATACCTGCTACTCCCAGGATACCACCGGTCACTCCGCATACTACCGGGATAACCTCATCCTTGACCTTGGTGGTTGCCTTGCAGGCCATGCCGCCCAGGTAACAAATTGCTGTGATTGCTGTTACGCTTCCAATTCCAAAATCCATATCTATACCTCCTGTTCTGCCGGCTCATATGGTAAAGCCAGACATCTGTTATAAAGATCTTCTCCGGTTCCATTTCCACCCAATGCTTTATATGGCCTGAACATATACTCCAGATTGTCTCTGTCTTCCAAGGTACAATATTTCCTTTTTAAATAAAATGTACATGCCTGGTAAAGACGGTCATGGAGGAGTGCCAGAACTCCTGCGTTAATAGCATTTGTTCTGGCACGATCAGCCTTTAACTGTTTGGATAATTTATGATATGCTCCGGAAAGCAATACAGAGATGATCCCAAGCACCCATGAAACCCAATGCACAGATATGTACTGCATGATTGATTCCATGACTTACTCCTCCGTGATCAGATCTTCGCACTCCAGGTCGATCAAGACCTGCTTTACCTGAGGCTTGATCTTTTCTGGTACCTGTGCGTAAGTCTTTTTACCTTTGATAATAAGAGTTGCATAAATAATTGCCATATCGCTTACCTCCTTTCGTAGTATTAAGAAAAGCAATAGCCTAAGCATCTAACAAAACCTCGACCTCTGCTCTAATCTTTTCTGGTACATCATCAATTGTTTTTTTGCCCTTGCGAATTAAGTCCGCGTATACTGTTGCCATGTAGCTTGCCATGATTAAGCCTCCTTTGTGGTTGTAGTGGTTTGGGTTGCTTCGTAAAGTTCAGTCAATGCTAACTGGGTGTTAGTGACTTCGTCTTCCAGTGCCAGATTAGATTCATACTGCTCGGTAAGAGCTAACTGGGCTTCGGTGAGCTGGTCTGACAACTCACTATTAGATTTTTCTAACTGACCGATTTTTTCTTCATCTGAAGGAATATATTCCGCTTCAGTCAACTCTCCGTTTTCGCCAATATTATAGTAAACGCCATCTTTTTTAATATCGCCAATCTGCACAAGATAACGGTATTCATCGGCTGATGCACCGTCACCATATACTGCTCTGGCAAACTGGTTGGCATCTTCGTAGTTTGTATGCATTTCAATATTGTAAATTTTACCGTTCGTATCAAGCATGATGTACGGTTTTGCAAATTCTCTAATCATTTTGAATCCTTTCTTTAATGGAACCGAAGTAAGATGATGCCAGATCCGCCTGCTCCACCGACGGCAGTTCCGCCTCCGTTTAAATAACTTCCATGTCCACCACCACCGCCACCACCGGAATTTGCTTGCCCTGCGGTAGCTGTCGTTACAGTTACGGAGTTACCATATTTATACATGCCACCATTACCGCCTCCATAGTTGCCACCAATTCCATAATAGCCATTCACAGTAGCAATTCCACCGCCACCACCGCCACCGGAATAGATAGTTCCGGCATTCCCACCCCAGGGTCTTGTTGTTCTCCCCTGGCCGGTTCCACCTTTTCGTTGATTGGCCCCGGCTATTGTTGCTCCATCGGCTCCATTCCCGCCGTTAGTCCCACCATTACGTCCCGGTTGAACATCGTTCTTGAATGCTGGTGCACCGCCTCCAGAACCGCCGTTACCGCCACTACTCGCTACGTCTCCACCTTGCCCGCCTCCTGCTGAGCATAACACACTTCCGTTTCGCGCTACCTGCGACGTCCCACCAGTTCCAGATCTACTCCACTGTGAACTAATACTATTATCCACTGAACCACCAGCACCAACACTACAATTCAGCACCTGTCCGGCTGATACACTTACGTTTAATGCTGTCGACGTGTATCCACCACCACCGCCGCCACCAGCAAGTTGATATCCTGTACTGTCCATCCATCCGCCTCTTCCACCACCACCTCCGCCAACACAGAAGATATCAACATAATTGTATCCGGCTGGAACAGTGTAGTTTTGGCTCCATGCGATGGTTGTTTCAATATTGCCAGAAGTCCTGCAGGAAGCATTTAAAGTGTTACCCCAAATATCACCAGCGCTGCAAGAAGAATATGCAGTACAACTGAAATAATATGTGGTATTTAGATTTGGTAATGTGACGATTGCCTGAGACCAACCACCTGAAGCAGTATTGTTCCCATATCCGGTATAAATTCTTGTACCACCAGTTCCTGGATAACCGTTGGTACTATAATTGATAAATACTCCTCCGAACGGCTTACCTGTCGCAGCATAAGGATTCTGCCATTTCAACAGAACCTGCCGTCCACTGTATGCTGCCGCGCTAAAATTTAGGATGCTTCCAACAGTCATGGTGCCCGTACGTTTGGTACGAGCATCTGTATTATAATAGGTCTTTCCGCTATAAACATATCCATCGGCTGCATCTCCAGTTAACTCTAATGTACCCTCTTGCGGTTCATCACCAGATCCGTTATAAACAGCAGTTTTTCCTTTTAATACGTCATTAGCGGTAGCAGTGCAGTCATCAGAAGAACCACCACCGCCACCTCCGCCAGTCATTAATACTCTTCCCATTGTTACACTCCTTTTAGCCCGATCATAATGTCAGTTTCCGGCTTTTTGTAAACCTTAAAAGTCACGCTGCCGGCTGCCGTTGTCCCCGTACCAGAAGCGATGATACCAAAAGCTTTCATATATGCCTTCTGGGTTTCTGCAGGAGCCCCATCTTCCAGCAGACTTACAAAAATGGGATTATCTTCTGCTGTAACACCTTCTACCTCAACTGTCTGGCTATATGGGGCTGCATCTCCCGTCCAGCCGCTTGCTGTAAGAGTGACATTAGCAGGTTCACCATTTATACGGTTGATAGCTTTGTTTGTGGAATTGATATCGTTTGCTCCAAAGGGATCCCCTTCCTGCGTATAGACTGTTTCATCTGTAATACCGGAAGTCCCATCGGCATTCGATGTGATCTTATATTTCCGTGCGCCATCATACATGGCATCTTTATAATCCGTTTTTAACATATCTCTCCTCCGTTTAGGGTAAATGCAAGCTTACGCCTCCCTGTGATCCGGCTCTGGATATTACTGTACATCAGTCTGCAGGCCTCTTCGATACGGTTCAGTTCCTTCCAGTCAATAAAAGGCTGGTTCTCGTAAAACGTCTTCCGTTCACCTACCTTAAAAGGGAACACACCTACACAGATATGTTCCACATTGGCTTCAAACCGGTTGATCTCATCTGCATAAAAGCCATAATCCGTATAGGCTTTATCCCCGCCCATATCTTCAAACGTAAAATCCGGCCACAGGATAAGCGCCTGCCGCCGGATCTCATTCAGATTTCCTTTTATGCGGTTATAATCCTTGATATTAAAATAATCACTGGCCTGCCAGTCTGTTTTTGGCTGTTGCCACATTGCTCATATCCCTCCTTGCCTTTATGGTGCCGGACAATGCCCCATTAAACTTCAATGTATGTTCATATATCCGCAACAGCAGATCCGAAACGTATTTATTTTCCAGGAATGCAATATCATTTGCATCAATACGCGGTTCTCCACGATATTCCAGATCATATTCCCGGTCAGAACGCAGATAATCTCCGATCCATTCAGCAAGATCTGCTGCATGCTTTGACGTAGATACAAGCGGATTTTCCCACGTTTCAACAGTTCCTGTGGGATTTAACTGTCTGGTCACAAGCGCCTGTGTTACATTGTATTCATATCCATTTATGGTCACTTCCGTATCTGTCCCACCGGCAACCTCTACCGTAACATAATATGCGCTGCTATCAATGATCTGGACATTTGTGCCACCAGCTGCATCTATTTCATAATCATAAGCCGCTGCATTAAGATAAAACGTATGTCTGGTTTCATCTGCCGGGACAGCCTCCCTGACTAATTGTCTCTTTTCAGTCCCTGATGCATAAATTGTCCTGGTCATCTGCAACTCTCTGACTCTTGATAACTGTGTACCCTTTGGCGTCTTAGTAAGCTCCTTGCCATAAGACAGTTCATAATCAGTACCGTCCCCAAATGTGATCTGTTTCAGGTTTACCCTGTTAAACGGTGCTCCCTTTGAAAATTCAAGCTGCAGCTTATCAAATTCCGGGAATTCATGACTGACCACAGTAACTTCAGAAAGAGAAGATATTTTATACTCTTCCACCAGTTCCTTTCCCAAATAGGAACGGAATACCATACCAGACGGATGATTGCCCCCAAATTCCAATGTAAGGCCAAAGCACTTGTACCGCGCTTCCAGAACGATAGTCACCAATGGATCTTCTGTAAATGTCCCATCTTCATCAGCTACTGCTTCCGATACATATCCCACATCCAGATAGTTTTTATCCTGATATGGCAAAAAGAACTGTACGGCTGATGCTTCTGTATGATCCTTTTCCGGTGTGGCATAAGTGCTTTTTTCTGTTGCAGCCAGCACTGAAGCCGTATTGGAAAAGTAGGTTTCATTTGCTGAACCTGCCTGCATGTCCGGTATAAAACTGGACTTCATAAATATATTTCCGTTCCGGTCCTGGTAAAGGATACAGCGTCCGGCATTTGCGATCAGCTGCAGTGCTTCTTTATGGGATACTACTGGCATTGGATTATAAACCATAACATCTTTTAGATAATTATCAAGCCAATAGGTACGGCTGTCTATTCCGGCATCGCCAAAGACATCAACTGCAAGATCATACAGGCTTATTCCATCAGGATAATATTTTCCGCGGCGGTAAGTTCCGTCCATGCCATCAAAACGATCTGTAGCAGTAAAACTCATTTCTTCATCATCTGCAGACCATTCCCGCAGATATACCGTGGTACCGGGCATCCACTCCACATTTCCATCATCCAGCTCCTGACCGTAGATCACATTGATCTCCTGGCCATTTTCCAGGAAATTTACCGTACTCTCTTCATTTTCAATGTCATATGCACGGTTTTTATTATCAATGGTTATGTTCAGATCAATGGATGGCAGATCTTCCATAACAGGACTGATCCGCTCTTTCTTTGTGGCTGACAATATCTTCTGGTTATCAAAGTAGATACCGATCCCCATCGTGATACGGTGGATCCGCAGCCGGCTTTGCCCATTGACCATATTCTTTGGCACAAACCGGAGAAATGTTGCACCAGGAAAGATCTCTTCCGTCACAAAATGCCCTGTATCATTCCCTGTGATCTCAACCGTATGTTCATCTGATACAATGGAAAAATCCACAGGATACGCTTTGCCAAATTCTACTGTGAGACCTTTTATATCGTGCTGTACCGGAAAACGGATCTCAACCTCACCTAAGAGATCATCTGTAACGATCCCCTGGTTAAGGACTGCATCCTGACGTTCCCTTGGCAAAAAATACATACTCCCATCTACGGTACTGTAATCCTGGTCACAGGTTTCATACAGTTCCGAAACCTCATAGTTGTTGAGTGGCCAGGTCAGATTGCTATAATAAGCATATTTCTCCTGGTCAGGTATATAAGCAGATGCCTGGGCCTCCTGATTGATCAGGCCAATACTGACGCGCATATAGGAATGATCACGATACTGCTTTTTCATTTCCTGTTTATATGCATTGCTTACAGCTTGCATTATTCTATCACCCCGCAGTCTATGATGTTGACCTTACAGTCCCGGTACTTTGTAGGAAGCCCTGATCCATTAAATTCGACCGGCGTGGCTGTACGGTTTCCCGGATACATGCGGATCGTCTGGAAACGATTGTTTACCATATCCGGGATCCGGGCGGTCACTACAAATTTGTCAAATTCCTGCAACATAGCTGACCAGGTAGCTGCATCCAGGAATTTCCACTGCAATGCATCGAATTTATACTGATCCCTGCCAACCTTCTGTCCAACAAATTCGCCATTTGCGTTTTTTCCGGAGCTGACATTGGTTGCGACCACAAGATTACCACCTACATCAGGAGCCGGGAACTCCCGGCCATTGATCGTTATTACTGCCATTTGTTGCCGCCTCCTTACGTTGTTCTTAATGTGTAACCGCTTCTCTTTTCCAGATCCGTCAGTTTCTTCTTTACATCACGGATATCAATGCTCACTGTCAGGTCCATGGCTTCGATTAGGTCCACAATGCGCTCTAAGAGTTCCTGGATGCGCGCGATACGTGAATCATCCATACCGGTACCATTCTGTGATAATGCCACAGCACGGCTTACCAGGTTCATAAGCCTGTCATCATCATTTTCATAAACAGCTGCACGGCCTGTTACTGCCAGCGGCGGTGCTGCATTACCTGCTACACTTGACATCATGGATACAAGCGGAGCCATGCAGGAACGCATGCCGTTCTGGACTGCCTGGGTAATGCCCTGGGTGATCTGCTGGTTATTGGCAACTGCAGCACGGCCGCCCCAGCTTCCAACCATTTCCGAGATACCGTCTTCACGGGCGATAAACATCTGACCGGATTTAGGGAAGCCACCGGAAGCATGGCCGGATACTGGCGAATTGGTTCCGTAATCCCAATCATCACTGTCATCTGCCTCATCATCTTCAGCGTCTTCTTTAGCACTCTTGAAAATACTCTTCGCGCCTTCCACAATGCCATCCCAAACACCACCGACAAAATCAGCACAGCCCTGCAGCCATCCGGCAATGGAACCCCAGACGGATTTTAAGCCGTCCCAGAGTTTGTTCATGATGCTCTTTCCGACCTCGATCATTGCATCCGGTTTAAACACTTCTTTGATCTTTTTCCAGATATCTTCAAACCAATCCTTGATAGCGTTCCATTTTTCTTCAATGGTCCTTTTTACACTGTCCCAGATCTCTGAAAGCTTGTCTCTGATTGCTTCGAAAATAGATGTCGCAAGAGCTTTGATTGCATTCCACAACATAGAAGCAAATGCCTTGATCGCATTCCAGCGAAGTTCCCAAGAAGTCTTGATATTCTGTAAAGTTCCCGTAATAGTAGCATGGATCAGGTCCATTAAAGTTTTTACGATATCCTTCATGGCGTTCCAAATGCCACTGTAATACGTTTTTATTCCATCCCAGGCTCTTTCCCAATCTCCAGTAAATACACCTACTATAAAATCAATGAGACCACCTAATGCCGTCAACACATCCTGCAAGATTTCAGCAATATGACTTGCAAAGCTAAAAAAGGAATTAATAGCTGTCTGTACAAAATTTGCAATTACAGGAGCCGCTGTTTGTATGAACCACTCTATAAACGGAAGCAGTACATTATTCCAGAGTACGGTGATCGCATCTGCTACTTTTCCACCAAATTCCAGAAATGTTGCGATCAATGGTGCTAAATACTGCTCTGTAAAAGTTGAAAATTGCGTGGACAGGTTCTGTAATACCGGAAGAAAATAGGTATTATAAACATCCAGTAGAAGTGTTCCGATTTCAGTAAAACCCTGCTTAAAAGCCATTAACATTGGTGCAACATGCTCATCATAGACCTCTCCAATTTTGGCAAAAGTTGTTTCAACCAGGGATCTGATAGCTCCATAGATTGGCTCTATTGCAGAAAAGGTATCTTCTACTGTATCACGTATATAATCAGCATTTTCAATGAATGGTGCTGTGAGTACGTCCAGAATATCAGCTGCAATGTTTCCAGCCAGTTCCGTTATGCCCATAAAAGCTTCGGAAAAAATACCAATAATATCCGATGTAAACTGAACAGCACCGTCACTTCTCAGTGAAGAAAAAATAATTGCCAATGCTGAGCTAAAGTTGCCGGTTATTTCTGCTATCCTGGAACCGATATTGAACATCTGGACTATATAATCCTTGATACGTTCTTTGCGCTGTTCCAGGTACCTGCTGATGCCGCCCAGAAGATTATCTGCGATCGTTGCACCGATACTTGCTACAGAACCAGTAACTTGTCCTAAGGACTGGGCCAGTGTATTGGCAAAACCTAAAGCCGCTGTCTGCACATCAGAATCAGTGAAAATATTCCCAAGGCTGTCTTTTATGGACTGGATGCTGCTTTGGATCGAATCAAATACAGATGTGTCGCCAAAAGCATCCCAAAAACCACTTGTAAAAGAATCTTTTAACTGGTTCAGCAGGTCAGCTATCTTCTGCAGCTTACCACTAACTACATCTTCCTGTTCCGGAAGCGTTCCCATATCAAAGGTATCTGCATTATAGCCGCCTGCTCCACTACCGCCAGATCCGCTTCCGCTATCTGAACCACTATCCGGGTTTAAGATATTAAGCTCATCAATACCTGTGGTAGCCGTTTTGATATCCTTAGCAGCTTTCTTTGCAGCATTTCCGGCACCGGAAGCAGCCGTTCCAGCTTTATTTGCTGCGGCAGCTACAGCTTCCATGCCAGCTGCAGTTGCGGATGCTCCTGAATCTTTACCACCAGACATCATTGCAAAAAAGGCCTTGAACGCATTTGCCAGACTAAGTATCTTGCCTATTACCGTGTTGATCACCTGGATGACCGGGGATAATGCAGCTATAAGACCCTGACCTATGGTTGCCTTTAAGCTATCAAACTGCAGCTGTAAGATACGGACCTGGTTCGCCCAGCCAGTGGATGTCCTGGAGAAGTCACCTGCTGCCGTTGTCAGCTGATCCTGTACAAACTTATACCGCAAGGCAACCTTTTCCATTTCCGACATCTTTGCTGTAGTCTTTCCGAAGCCATTTGCCATGGCATAGCTGTCAAGAGCCGTCTGGGTCATAACAATGCCCAGGTCTTTCAGGCTTTCTGTTTCACCAGTGAATACAGACTTTAACTTCGTGTATGCCTCATCCTGACTGATGTTGTAGAAAGATGCCACATCTCCGGCAAGACCAGTAAGAGTTGTGGACATGTCATATGCAGCTTTCTCACTGAAGCCAAATGCCTTTGCCATAGCTCCAAAAGTACCGGTAAACCGCTTTGCCATGGTCTCAGACAATCCAAACTGAGTGGCTGCATTCTGGGCAAACTTATCTACCTGTTTGCTCATCTGGGAAAATGTAACATCAACTACGTTCTGGACTTCTGCCAGATCAGAGCCTAATTCTATACAGGACTTTCCAAAGTCAAATACTTTTTTGACTGCAAAAGCAGCTGCAAGTGCTTTGCCAGCTTTTTTTGCCAGATTCTGTATCCCCAACATCTGACTGTCAAACTCATTTTTATTTACTACCAGATCAAGCCCGATCTGGCCTACGCTGTCTGCTGCCATATATGTCACCTGCCCTTTTTCGTTAAGACAGGCACATCGGCACAGCGTCTTAGATCTTTAACTCAAATATTTTCCTGCATTCCTTATTTTTACATTTAAAAAAGATGCCCTTGCATTTGGCATCTTCTGACTTCATTGCATTGACCGGATACCCGCAATACGGGCACCGGACTTTTTCATGCTTTACTTTTTCAATTTCAACCACCTCCGCATAATGCAGCGAACATCCTTTCCAGACCTTCCATTTCCCTGTCATAAGCCTCCGGAGTCATCTGCTCCATCTGATGTTTACGCCAGCTGTCATGGATTCTTCGCTGATCAGTGGTAAAATGTTTGATCACATTATCATCTGTTTCAGAACGTATCGCTACCACCCGGCCCAGGGGAGTTTCCGGTCCAAGTCCGGCCAGCAGGGAACGGAACTCATCCCAGCTGACCGTTTCAAACTCTTTCGTCCTTATACGCAACCCGTACTGCGTCATGAAACTGGAAATAATCAGGTCCCAGTCTTCAAACAGGTCGTAGTACGGGTCAGTGCTCTCCCTGGCCTGTGATATCTCCTGTGATCAGCTTTATGGCCTCCTGAATGACAGTCATCCAATCTGGAACCAGCAGTTTCAACGAATCAATTACCTTTCTGGATTTTTCTGGAAATACCAGTTCGTATAATTCATTCATATTTTCTTCTGAAGTTCCACCATTTCTTGTAACATTAATTACTTTCATCATGGTAGGAGCATCTGCATTTACCTCCAGTTTTTCTCCATTGATCATCAGGCATGGATTCCCATCAAATGTAAGCTTATCTGTAATATCTACTACTTTTGCCATTGCTCATTGTCTCCTTTTACGCTGCCACTACCGGTGTATAGGTTGGTTTTCCATAACAGGTAACCTCAAACTCCAGGGCATCGATATTCGTTGTATCACCGCCTCCTGGGGTAGTCACATTTACTACTACATCACAAGCCAGCTTAGCCCCGGATGTCATGGTCCACTCAAACTTGGTCATTACATCCTGGCCAAATTTCCATGCAAGGCCTGCGATATAATCATTTCCGGCATCACCTACGGAACGCTTTCCCTTAAAAGCAAAGCTGAGTTTTTTGCCAGTCATAGCAGATTTGGCCCAGCCTTCTGCGTCCATGGCATACCATTCTTCTGTGGTACCGTCAATGGTTGGCGCAAAGTTCTCCAGATCCGCAGGCATTACCATATCGCCGTCCACGCTGTCCATACCCTTTGTACCAAATTTAAACACGTTATTGTGTACAGGATATACTTTTCCTCCTACTTCACTCATTACACATTCCTCACTTTCTCTGATAGATAAGATCCAGCCAGATCACATATTCATACACCCCATTATCATCCGTTCCTACGTCCTGAGGTTCAGGAACCATTAAACGCAGATAATTAATGTGGGTATCTCCTATGTCCAGACTGGATATGCTTCTAAGTTTCTCAAATAGTTGATAAGCAGCTTCTTCACTTTCCGGTTTGTCCCTGTTCCAATGGACCAGAAGAGAGAGCTGCTTTGTATCATAGGTAGTGTATTCCAGGCCACCTAAAGCAATATTGGGTGGTCCGGATCCACTTCGGTTATAAATACCTATGGATTTCTGCTGTTTATTATCCAGCTTGCCGATATAAACATGGCTCTCTTCTGCAATTCCAAGAGAAATGATCCAATCCTGTATGTCCGTTAACCGCAGCATCATACGCCACCCGCCTTTTTATAAAACTTCTTAAAAGCTTCCCTGCAAAAACCGGAGCTGACACCTCCCGGAAGCCATGGCTCAAACCATTTACCGCCTGCAAAAGGATTTTCATACTTCTGGAACTGATATTCCGGATGGTAATACAGCCGCCTTGCATATGGCGTGCTGGATACCAGGCTTACTTTTCCGCTAGAAGCTTCACTGGTGTCCACGAAGGTGCTTTCATTCTGCAGGTTGCCAGTATCAAACGGCATGACCTGTGCCTGTACCACTTCCGTATGCAGCGCTTCCGCCGTCTGCTCCAAAGCAACTACTGCTGCACGGGTCAGTTGGCTGATACGGGGCATGTTCAGCTTTATAGTTGACTTTACCTGCATCAGATCACCTCCAGACTGCAGTAATTTACCGTACCGTCCGGATTCCTGTTCTTGCATCCCTGCTCGATCCGGCGTTCTTCACCAAATACCGTTACTGTTCCGCCACTTAAAGACGGCATATCCGGCGCGATGTCTCCTGTAAAAAGCGCAGTACCAGTGATCTGCACCAGCTTCTTTTCCGCTGTCAGAATGTTCTTGGCTTTATCCTGGAAATTACACATCAGATCCGCATCCAGGCTGTACTTCGGCCTTCCCTTATTATCCAGTTCTTCCGATTCCAGGTGGACATGCACAGGCGTCTTACAGAGCCGCTTTGGCACTAAACATGGATATTTCATAGTCTCACCTCGCTAAACGGCAGCAAAGTCCCGTCTGGCACAGCATAGCGTATACATCGCGCTTCATGGCAACACCTTTATCTGTAAACACGTTCCAGGAATTACCAAACTGCATGGACACACCGTTGATGCTGTAGCTCTGCAAAACCGTGTTGATCTCATCTGCATTTTCTGTCTCAAAGTCAGCCTGCTGGCAGACCACTTCCCGGATCAGGTCCTGCTGAAATGGTGTCAGGTTAGAAAATCCCTGACCTACAATACGGTTGTAAGTCAGGGAATCAATATGGCGGCTGGCCTGGCGGAGAGCCTTTTTAAGCTCATCCGTTGGCACAGCACTGCCTTCATATTCGGTCTGGTAATATTCCGGTGTTACATACGGCTCATAAGCCATAAGACCACCTCCGATCAGGCTCCGGTATACTCTGTAGTATCCACATCTACGTAGATGCTGTCTACCTTACCATCACGTCCATTCGGGAATACAAACACATCAGACAGGGAACGGTTCTGATACAGGTATCCGTCACCCTCTGTATGTGCTCCTGGTTCAAAGTAGTAGATGCTGGAGATCTTCGGAACGATCTTGCAGGTCTGACCGCACGCTACCAAAACATTGATCCTGTGCGCTCCTGTTGCAGCAGCTACATGGTTTTCGGTATCCTCTGTCACCTTTTTCAGTGGTGCAAAACCGCCGTTTTCCGGCTCCCAGTCAAAGGCGTCATAGAAGCGCTCATCATCCACTACTTCCATGATCGGCACGCCGTCAATGTCGGTTACACGGGTCTCAATTCCCATGCCGCCCTCTGCGACCTGGGTCATCTCGATCTTACGTGTAAATTCGGTAGACTGCTCCAGGGCATCCATAATGGCACTGGATACATACATCATCAACGTACCATTTGCTTTGTATCTTCTCAGCTTGCCCTTCGCCAGGATATCCTTCAGCATTCCGAATACTTTTGCCTTGGTATAGGTAGCAGCTGCTGTAGCACTATGGTATCCCTCTGCCTTCTGTGCTGCCTGCGCTACCTTTGCAAAGAACAGCGCATCTGTTTCCGGAACGACCTGGGTCTGCTCAAAGGTGCGGGAAATGTTCTGGATGGATGCAGTCGCATTGGTCTCATCCACATCTGCCTTATCCACCAGGAAAGAAATGTCACGGTCATGGGTAAGGGTAAACGGTACATCCTTCTGGGTATAATCGCCCTTATTCCAGCCGCCATTTCTGTTGTGATTTTTATATCCGGAAGTGGACATCTGGGTAAAGTGGAATGTCTTGGCATCTAACCACTTTACGTTACTTGTTACAAAGGGAGAAGTTAAAGTCCCCTGCATGAGGATCTCTAATAATTCAGGCTCCCATACCTGTGCATAGTTTAAATTTGGCATATGATCACCTTGTCCTTTCTTAAATCATTTGTTAGTTGTTCCAACGGTTCCAGCGTTTAGCCGGGACCCCTGTCTGCTGGGTCTGTGTTGCCTGCTGTGCCTGGCCCGCACCAGCATTTCCGCTTGCAGCTCCTACCTGTACAAAACCAGTAGTGCCCGCAGCCTGTGGCTTCAATCCCGGAACGTCTTCCAGGACTTTATTCAGGGCTGCTTTTAAGTTCTCTTCATTGACCTTTCCATCCTGTCCTACTGCCTGACTGAGATCTGCCATTTTGAGGATGTATGGAATTGTTTTGGCATCAATACCCAGGCTTACTGCAGCAAGTATAGCAACATTCTGGATCTGTGCCTGTTTGGCTGCCTCCTGTGCCTGTGTCAGCTGGATCTGCATAGCTCCCACATCTGGAGTATTAGCGGCTTTCTGCTGCTTAAAAGCTGCGATCGCCTGCTCTACTTCCTGCTGAGAAAGTCCCTGCTGCTTAAAATAGGCTTTCAGTGCGGTATCTTCCTTGGCTGCCAGTGTTCCATCAAGCATCTGTTGGATCTTGCCATAGTCAATAGCTGGTGTTGATGCCTGCTGGGAATTCTGGTTCTGCTGTGTAGTCTGCCCACTACCGTCTCCTGTGCCCTGCTGATTCTGCTGTGCCTGGTTTTGATTTGTTTCTGCCATGTTAATAGTCTCCTTTCCATTTTGGGAGTGTCACTCCTGTTACTGATCCATTCTCATCGGTGTCACCGGCCGCGCAGAGTTTAATGCCATGCTCGCGTTTGGGCATAAAAATAACACCCAGGGCTTTCCTGCGTGCTTACTGCTCAATCTTATTACATTTGGTACAACGTCTTACATAACCGCCATACGGACCGGAAGCCCGGCTCCAGTGCTTGCGATAGTGGTGGCAGCACTCCTTTTTCTTGAAAAACCTCTGTCTGATCCATGATATAAGCCCCGTAAAATCACCTTCTTTCATTTGCGACGTCGCAATTATTCTTCGTAAATCACATCTAACCCATACGCTACCGCTGCATCATGCTCAAGCCTGCAACCTCTGGTATTTTCCCAACCCTTACAGAAATAAACGGCATGACAAAGGGACATCTTTTCCAGACTTTTAGCAAGAAAGCAAAGGGGAATCTGTACCACTCCACGTTCTTTCATCTTTTCATTGCTGTACCATTCATCAGTAAATAACGTATTCACAATTTCGTAGCCTTTGGCTTCCAGTGCCTTGATTGCCTGTTCCCTAGTTGCAATAATCTCCTCATCTGTTTTCCCGGCCATTGGCTGACTAAGCATTGCTTTCTTCATCTTCTTATCCTCTCTTTCCTAAAAATGGGTACAAAAATACCACCGGCCTACTGACTGGTGGTATTTACTGACCTTGTTCCCAAGCCCAATTCTTCACTTTTTTAAACGCTTCTACAGCTTCCTGTGGAACACCTTCAAGCTCGCCATCATGAATACATTTTGCATACGGCTTATAAGTTTCCATCGCCTTTTGAATCTCCTCCGGATACTTGCGAATTACCATGTTTCTTCCCTCTTCGATGTTTTACCATATATTCAGCTTCAACTTCATCATACCTATCAATCCAGAACATTTGATCTGCGTAACTACTTATGTCGCTTACATTGTACTCCGTGATACCTGCTCTGTCAATTGTCTTCTTTGCTTCTTTACAAGCATTCTCTATATACTTACCATAGTTTTCTCTTGTAATTTCACCGTATCGTTTTCTAAAATTTTCAGCCTGCTTCATATGCCACATCTCATGAAATTCAACATTTCCTTGATCTTTAATCACTTTACTGTCTGCAATCTGAGGGATATAGAAAACTACATTTTGTATGGCGTCATACTTCCCATACGCTGTAGGCATTTCATCTGGCGAAACTATAATAATTTTAGGCCTTCTCTCCAGCGAAACTTCCCACTCTTTTAAAGCCTGCTCCGTTCTCTGATTCAATGTATGTAACGCACGAGGTTTTATATTCGTCTGATTGGAAATGTAAATCTCTGAATAGCTTTCAACTCGCTTAATGTTTATTTTCTGCTGCTGTTTAATAAATATTGTTGATGCTTCACCTCTGGTAACTGGTCTGTACGCCTGGTCTTTCCACTCTTCCGCTTTTATCTGGTATTCTTTTTGATTCTCCTTATCCAGCGAATACTCTGCCAGTCTCCCATACTTTTCCACCTGGCGCTCTGCATACTGTTGCCTGGCTTCCTGCTGGTTCTGAAGTCCAATCTCTTCCAGATCTTCTTTAGTCCAGATATCATCTGCGGTAGAAATACCAGGGAAATATGTAGTATGGCTGTCCTTGCATCTTGGATGATAAAGCCCTTTGCTGATTGCATAACTCATCAGCGGATATTTCTTCCCAGTCTCCGGATCCACGCCGTCCTTGCTACCACCGCTCCACACATCATCGATCAGGACCTTACCAACAAAAGGAAGGCACTTAGGACACGGGTTTCCACGCTTGGCCATGATAACTGTTGTAACTCCCCACTCCTGACGTTTTTCGCCTTCCCCCTGCAGGTAAGCTCTTTTACTGGCTGTCCGGATCGCCATATCTGCATAGTCTGAAAGCGTATGTCTGGCACCGTTGGCATACTCCACGCAGTTAAGACCACGGGACAGCATATCTTTGGTAGCCATGTCCACAGCCTTTTCATAGGTCCCGGCACCTGTATTGGCATATACCTGGGCATTGAAGATCGCTTTTCGGTAATCATCGTTAGCCTTGCGAAGCACCGCTGTTTCCACTTTCTCCATATCGTCTCTGGTGGCTTTGATCAGCGCTTCCAGTTTACGGTCATTCAGCTTAAAAAACTCTGCCGTAGCTCCCGAGCCAGTTTTCTTAGCCCCCTTAAAGCCTTTCTTAATCGCCTGAAGTATACGCCTTTCCTGCTGCATACCGCCTTTTGACCGTGACATCCGGATCAGACTGTCAATCTGGTCATTAATACTTTTAAACTGCTTACTGTATTTCTGCTGGTTGCGGACTTTGTACTTTTCCAGGGCTTTTAGCTGCTCTGTCTGCCACATGGACCAGTTATAACCCTCTTTGGTTTCCTCTGCCCTGTGCCGGTCCATATTCCGGATCATAGAAGCTATCAGCTCATCCTCTATCTTCTGAAAAGCTGCAGCAAGATCATATTCATTCTTCCTTGGCATCAGTATTCACCCGTTTCTGAATATTAGCTGCAATCCTTGCACAGCGCTTTCTGTTTATGCAACGGATATTATTCTGGCAGTTGGGTGCTCTCATAACGCAGCTATACTCAATCTTCTCTATTTCCGGTTCAAAATCTGGACAGTATGCGCAAAAGTCCTGCAATAGTAAGGTAAATCCTGGAATATCCATACTGTTATCTCCTGTTCGCATATACCTTATAACCTTGAGCCTTAAAGTTACGGGTAAGATTTTTAAGCTGAGTCATGCTGCTACAACGGTCCACCCTTAATTCTGCATAACCTTTTTTTCTCAATCGCATATATTCCAAAAGGTACCTGCTCACTGGCTTTTTCCAGCAACCCCTGATACTCCTTCTGGCTCATTCGGTAAACCCGGTTCATTACCTTCACCTGCATTGCCTTCACCCCCAAGATTGACATTAAAAAGCCCGGCAGCCATATTAACTCCCGGTTCTTCTACCTCTGTAATACCCTGTTCTGCTTTCAGACGTGCTATTTCTTCCTGTTTCCACTGATCATCCCTGGAATCTCCATACAGTTCTTCCACTTGGGCTTCCACACTCATCAGTGCGACGCCAGGCCGCGCTTTTGCCATTGTCTCAACCTGACTTTCAAAAGAAGGATTTGCGTACTCACCGAACGGAATATCCACCTTTACCTCTTCAATTGGCTTTTTTAAGAGAATATTATAGGCATTAATGGCAGCACTGACCAGTTTCGGAAGCTTCTCCTGCAAGGCTTCTACGATAGCATTCCTGGTGTAAAGAGTTGTCTTTTCCTTCTCCCGCTGTGCTTCTGCATTATCCAGCTTCTTAACATCAATCCCCAGTGTACTTGGGCTGATGATCCCCTGCAGGCAGAGATCCAATGCGGTCACATAAGAGGCCAGATAACTGTCATGAGGGATCGTTGGCTGATCTGTCTGTATCTTATTTTCAGCCTTTTCTGACATATCATTGTCACCAGCAAAAAAGCGGCAGTCAAAGGAATTAGCCCTGAGTGGTGCGCCGGTCTCTGGGTTTTTAGGAACCAGGCATTCAGGGATGTATGTCTTAGCCCTTCCTGCTCTTAAAGCATCCATCCACTGGGACCATACCTCATCCAGCGCATCGAAGCTGTCCAGTTTACCATCAAAGACTGATCCACCTCTGCCTTCATACTTCGCTGATTCGTATACGTTGATCGGTACTGCAAGGATCATCTGCTTATCAAATGAAACATCCTGAAGCGCTTCTGTTTCCCTAAGAAGGGCTTTATTCACAAGCGTATTGCCCTGATACAGTTCATTGGTTATATAACCATATCCGTATCGTTCATTTAATACATAAGTTTTTCCACCGCTTTTGTACGGCGTCTTAAAGATCACTTCCTGTATACGGTCACGTCTGCGTATGATCTCGATCCGTTCTCCCGGATACCATTCCAGGATCGGGAATTCACTTACCTGCGTATCAATAGTCACTTTAAATGCACCATCTCCGATACAAAGGATCTCTTTTAAGGCTTTTTCCATTTTCTTACGGAAATCATTTGCCTGTGCTATGCTTTCCCACAGCTGTTCCTGCTGGTCACTGTCAAAATCAAAATCATTCATATCTGCCATGGTAATAGCTGCCAGTGTGCGGACGATCAGCCCTGGAAGGCCCGTATGCACCTTGCGCATTTCCAAACCAGGCGTACACTTACTTGCCCAGAACTTATATTGATCAGCGCAATCATGCACTTCCCTGTACAGCTGCTCCAGCTCATTACTGTCACCTCTGTACCAGATCCGGTTACGGATCGCACTTGTCTCAAAGTCTAATAATTCGTTAATCTGTATGTTATATGGACTGGCTGGAATCACATTCAACCAGCTTCGTATCCCCCGCTTGATATTCTCGTTCATTTGTTCCAACCACCTCATTTCTTATCCTCCTCAAACCCGATCATATTGCGATACGGTATCCAGCTATACTGTCCCGCATTGATCGTATGGTCATTTCTGTCTTCCGGCTTATCCTTGTCTTCTTCCCAACTATATTTTTCAAGCTCAGCCAAATGTTCCGGGCACTCATCAACCACCAGGTAACAATCCTGCTGGATCCAGCCAAGCTGCAGTTTGATACGGTCCAGGATCTCCAGTTTCTTGTAAGCATCCCAGAAGTTATAAATGCAGCCATTCAGACGCCTGTATTTTTTAAGCTCTGTCATGGTTGCCTGGTCAGCATTGTCTATGTATACATCTTTTGCAAATCCCCATTCCTTCCGGCAGCGTTCCAAAAATCCCACAAACTTTACAGCCGTATCACTGGGAGCAATGGGATTTTCCAGTTCTGCATTGTTGTAAACCTTTTCTGCCAGCGTGATCAGCCGTCTGTCTTCTGTAATTCCCTGAAAGATCATTGAGATCGTATCTGGTGACTTGCTGGAATAAGCTGTATCCAGTCCGCAGGAAAACTTCTTCCAACGGATCCGGCCCGCCTTTACCTCTGCTCTTACCCAGGCAGCGGTGACAACATGCTTTTTTCGGTCGAAGTTTGGAAACACCAGACCAGTTGCTTTTCCACGCAGCCCCTGGATCTTATTCTTCCAGATCTTTGTACCCTTCGGTGTATTAGCCAGGATCTTGTCCAGCTTTTCCTTAGGCAGCCCCAGATTATGGCTAAAAGAAAAGAACCAATGCACCCAACCGTGCTTTGGCTCTTCTTTCAATTCATCTTTTATTTCCTGGGGTGTTTCCTTTTCCCACTCTGGCAGAGGCCGGGAGCAGTTGATGTACTCTTTATACACCGGAAGCGAAGGATCATCCGGATTAAGCGTAGCCATGAGATAATCACAACGCATGGCAGCTTCTCGTACAAAGTCTATATCAGCCGTGTTGATCTCATCAATATACAGGCAGCCATACTGACCACCCAGGGCCTTCTGCCATTTCTTCTTGTCACCGTAGCCCATCACGTATATGACTTTATCACCACCGGAAGTATGGAACAGGATATGGGGGATCTTATCGTCCTTAGTCCCGTTGCCGTTGTACTCAACGAGGACACCAAAATCATCCATGATGCCAAGATCTTTGTTGATGATGTTCTTCTCAGCGGTACCTGTATCCTTGGCAGCTATGATGTGCAGCTTCTTGGAAGACTCTGCCACTTTCAGCATGAACTTAAACAGCCCTACTGTGGTTTTTCCGGCCGCTGTTGTCCCTTCCAGGAACTCTACCGGTGCATCACATCTGAGAAATGCTTTGTATTTATCTGATAACAGTAAACGTTCTGTACTCACTATCCACCACCACGCATCTGCCGGATCAGGTCATCCAGCTTAGTCTGCTCTGCTTCCAATCCTGTAACTTCCAGCTTATCCTTAAACATGCCAAGATGCCGTCCCAGAAGCTCCAGAGCCTTTTCTTTATCATTCAGTTTGAGTTCTATACCGTTCTTTCCTTCTTTGATCCCGGCAATAGCCTTGATCTGATTCTCTGATAGCTTACTGGTGTCCGTCAGGATCACGTTTCCATGAGAGATCTGTACAAAGTCTGTAGCCTTGGCAAAGGCAATCGCAGCCAGTTCTTCAATCACGCGGTCCTGTGTGACCTCCGTCCGTTTCTGGCGCTCCTGCATGCGTTCTGAGATATAAGCTGCAACCTTAACATTTCTTAACAATCTTGTGGCTGCAGCTGCTGCAACTTCATCATTCTTCACTCTTGGATAAGCGACCTTGTAAGCCCGCGTGGCATTCAGGTCAATGAGATATTCATCTGCGAAAATCTTCTGTTTTTCTGTCATTTTGGGCTCACCTCGCTTTCGTCGGTTTTAGGTATAGAAAAGGAGCCACGCTGGGTGACTCCTCTGCATCGAAAATGTCAAGCATTAATTGGTAACAATTCTTTTTCTAGTAAAATTCTCTCACATTCTGTCTTTAACGCTCTTGCATACTCAAGTACGAACGAATAATGAGATGTCTTCTTCTCATATTCAAAATTGTATCTCCAAACTTCAAACAGCTCTTCTATGTCGGACACATATTCTTCGAAATGCTGTTTATCATATACACTATTTTTAAGATTATTTCTCGTTTCTTCCGAAAACATCTTATAAATATCGGTTTTTAATTTATGCCCACGTATTTCACTTTGCTGGCTACACGCATATGCAATTGACTTGCTAAACAACTCACACGCAAACACACCCATCGTAATCGTCGGACTAAGCAAATGTAATTCACAGCGTTTTGAATCCATTTTTTCTGCGGCATCCAAATATTGAAGTGCCTCTTCATAGGCACCGATGGCTCGTACTTTGTAATCTGTTATCTTCGTTTCATCTTTTCGTCTCTCTAATAACCTCATACTTTACCCCCTCTTTTCTTTTATCATACCTCAAATTCGACAAAAGAAAAGCACCTATCTCACGACAGGCGCTTTCAAAAAGGAGAAGGAAATACTGATAGCAACTAAAATCATCGGAACGGAAGGACTCGAACCTTCGACACACTGGTTAAAAGCCAGCTGCTCTTACCAACTGAGCTACGTCCCAAGGGGGAGGCAACAAGCTTTCGCCTGCTGCCTGGTGGGGTTCGACGTAAGCCGCCGGCCGTATGCCTTTGGCTTCCACTCTATTGTATAACGACATCACCGACTAAACCGACCTTTTTATTCTATGCCGTGATCTTTCAAATAGGCATCACGTATATGCAGTCTTGGATAGTCTGGACTGTTGCTGTATCCAATCTTTGCGGCAATCCTATCCCAGGTCATTCCCTCTATGTAGAACATCCGGAACACATACCGTGCCTGACCGTCTTTAATAGATCTTATCCAGTCCTCCACAGCCTTGCAACGTGCTTTCTTGTTATCCAGGATCTTCTCCCGGCG